TCACGATGTCACCGCCATGTCGGCGAGCGCCCGGTCGAGCACATCGGTATCGACGTTGGTGGTGATGTGGCCCGTGTGTTGCTGGAATAGGTCAACGGCCCTGTGTGCTGTCGACAGCACGGCGTTGAAGGCAGCGTCGGCGGCAGCGGCGGCGTCGGCGGCGGCGTAGGTGGCGTAGGCGGCAGCGTCGGCGGCGTAGGCGGAGGCGTCGGCGGCGTAGGCGGCAGCGTAGGCGGCAGCGGCGGAGGCGTCGGCGTCGGCGTAGGCGGCGGAGGCGTCGGCGTAGGCGGCAGCGTAGGCGGCGGCAGCGTAGGCGGCCTTGGCGTAGGCGTTGGCGGCGGAGGCGGAGGCGTTGGCGGCGGCGTAGGCGTTGGCGGAGGCGTTGGCGTTGGCGGCGGTCACCGTTCCGTCGCACCAACCCTCGGCCGCCAAGATCGCAGCCATGACGCGCGGGTCGGTATTGAGGTGGGCAACATCGCGCGCCAATGCCGCAGCCACACGCACCCAGACCCGGTGCCTGTCTGCGTCTGTGATGTCGAGCGCGTCGCCGGTGCCGACGATGCGGTGCCCCAGGTCGAGCACGAGGAGCGAACACGACGGACACAGCAGGTCGCCATCGCGATGGGTGCAGATCTTGTCGTTGACTCGTTGCACGATGCGGGCGAGCATCTGGTCGGCGCACGGTGGCATGTCGGTGATGGTGGTGTCTCCGTTCTCCCATGAGATGACGTTCATGGCGCAGCCTTTGCCGCTGCCGGCCTTGTGGCTGCCGACGGCAAGCCGGAGTGGGTGTTCGGCGTTCATGTGGTGTGTCTCCCTTGGTTGGATGTGTTCGGTGGTTGTTCAGAAGTTCGGGCGTAGGCGTTCGAGCAGTTGTGATTCACGATGTCACCGCCATGTCGGCGAGCGCCCGGTCGAGCACATCGGTATCGACGTTGGTGGTGATGTGGCCCGTGTGTTGCTGGAATAGGTCAACGGCCCTGTGTGCTGTCGACAGCACGGCGTTGAAGGCAGCGTCGGCGGCAGCGGCGGCGTCGGCGGCGGCGTAGGTGGCGTAGGCGGCAGCGTCGGCGGCGTAGGCGGAGGCGTCGGCGGCGTAGGCGGCAGCGTAGGCGGCAGCGGCGGAGGCGTCGGCGTCGGCGTAGGCGGCGGAGGCGTCGGCGTAGGCGGCAGCGTAGGCGGCGGCAGCGTAGGCGGCCTTGGCGTAGGCGTTGGCGGCGGAGGCGGAGGCGTTGGCGGCGGCGTAGGCGTTGGCGGAGGCGTTGGCGTTGGCGGCGGTCACCGTTCCGTCGCACCAACCCTCGGCCGCCAAGATCGCAGCCATGACGCGCGGGTCGGTATTGAGGTGGGCAACATCGCGCGCCAATGCCGCAGCCACACGCACCCAGACCCGGTGCCTGTCTGCGTCTGTGATGTCGAGCGCGTCGCCGGTGCCGACGATGCGGTGCCCCAGGTCGAGCACGAGGAGCGAACACGACGGACACAGCAGGTCGCCATCGCGATGGGTGCAGATCTTGTCGTTGACTCGTTGCACGATGCGGGCGAGCATCTGGTCGGCGCACGGTGGCATGTCGGTGATGGTGGTGTCTCCGTTCTCCCATGAGATGACGTTCATGGCGCAGCCTTTGCCGCTGCCGGCCTTGTGGCTGCCGACGGCAAGCCGGAGTGGGTGTTCGGCGTTCATGTGGTGTGTCTCCCTTGGTTGGATGTGTTCGGTGGTTGTTCAGAGGTTCGGGCGTAGGCGTTCGAGCAGTTGTTCGAGTTCGCTGGCCTCGCCGGTGTCGGGGGCTGCCTCGGCGATCGTCTGGCAGCGCATCGGGTTGTCTGTGAGCGATCGGCCGCGGATGGCGACGAGCAGGTCGTGCTCGTCTTTGGTGATGGCGGTGACGATGTTGGTGGTCGGTGACCTCACGGCCGGGTCACCTTCTCGACGATGACCATTGCGACGAGAATCGCCACGAACACGGCGAGGGCGATGGCGTCTGCGTTCATGCTGCGCCGTCGGTGTCGGGTGTCGGCCGATGGCTCGACGGGTGCAGTCGGCGGGACTGACCGCGTTTGGCGGCGAGCTCGTCACATCCAGCCCACTCGATGTGGGCGGCGAGCGTGGCCGGTGTCATGGGGTCGCCGCATTCCGGGCAGGCAATGAGGGTCACGGCGTCACCTTCGGCGGATTCGTGAGGGCGTCGAGCAGCCCGCCGACGGTGGCCGCATGTCCCTGCCACCGGTAGTAGTTGCGGGCGATGGTGTTGACTGCGCGTCGCTCGGCGTGCGACAGTTGGTCGACATCGGCGGCGAAGAACTGGGCGTACATCTCGTGCGTCACGGCTGCACCATTTCGGGCCAGGGTGCGTGGACTGCACGATGGTGGCGGCGGGCGACCACCGGATGGGCGATGATGTAGCGGATCAGGCGCCAGGTCATGGCTCGGTCCCGTCGATGATGGCGACAGCGATGTTGACGGCGCCGACTGTGCCGACGGCGAGGAGTGTCCACCAGGCGGCGACGGTCCAACCGTTCAGGATGGCCGGTAGTTGCACGGCGATGACTGCGGCGGTCACGATGGCGACGAAGCCGAGGGTTGCGCGGATCATGTGGTGACCCGTTCGATGCGGTCGACACCGTCGGCGTCGGTCCAGATGTGGACGGTGGCGATGCGACCAGGCGTGGCGGTAGCTTCGGCTCTGTCTCTCGCGCCGTGGAGGAGGACGACTGCTTTGTTCGGGTAGAAGTTGGCCCACCTTTCGGGCAGTGGTGTCGGTGTTTCCACCTTGATCCACTCGCCGATGCTGAGGAACATCGTGTGCTCATTGTCGTTCTCGTCGTAGCCGACAAACACAGAGCGACCGACGTAATCGACATCGATGTACTTCGGGTTATCCCACCCCGCTCGTCGCACGCGGTCGCCCTTGACCGGGACGTAGGGGGCGGTCATGCTGACACCGTCCAGATGTCGCGCAGGATCTCTTTGCCTGTGATCCGCAGGGCGTGGGCGTGCTGGTGTCCGGCTGACCACGGCGAGCCGACCTGGGCTGGCTTGCCAGACGGGCCACATCGAACGCACTCGACGCTATGGACCTTCTCGGCGGTGGCGAGGCGTGACACCTCGTACACCCGCCGATACGGCCAGCAACAGTCGTCGGGGATCTGGTGGCAGGCGAGCAGTTCGAGTGTCGAGCGTCCCGGTTCCTTGACGGCGTTCTCGGCCATCAGGTGCAGCAGCATCTTAAGCGTCGGTTTGCCCTGTGCGGCGAGGTCGTCGGCGGTCATGCCCTTCCACTTGCGGCCGGGTGCGCCGTGTCCGCAGAACTGCCAGAGCTGGCCGACGGTGCGATCATACGGCGGATCGACGACGAGCACCCGGTTGGTGCCGGTGCCTTCCCAGTGGTGCGGGGTGGCGTGTACGGGGTGTCCGAGGTGGCCGAGGAGTCGGCCGAGCATGTCGATACCGATGCCGGTCGACGCCTTCTCCCAATTCTTGATCGGCTCGGGTGCCATCTTGCGGAACGTGCGCCGCAACATCAGGCGACAGTTGTGCTCGGTGGTGTGGAGTGCGGCGATGTGTGCGGCGAAGACGTCTGGGTCTGCACCGCCACGCTCGGCGCGGTTGACGTTGGCGATGCGTGATTTCTGTGCGTCGTCGAACATTTCGGCCCACACTCGAAGTTCCAGCCACCCACCCGGCGACCGCACCTTGGGTGTCGATTCTTGGTTGGCCGGTGGGTGGCTAGGGGAATCGCCGACAGCGACGACGCCCTTGCGATGGGTGTCGTATGTCGCCTGGTCGTCGCTGTCGGTCGAGGGGTCCGACCCGACGCCCAACCGATGGGTTTCGTTCGTCGAATGGTCGGGTCGGAGATCGTCCCCACCGACGACGCTAGCCCCGTGGGTTTCGTTCGTCGGATGGTCGTCGGTGGGGTGAAGGGGCGCAGCCAGCGCGACGAGTATGGGTGTCGTAACAGCTCTGGCTGGCTGCGCGATTGGGGTGAGCAGATCGGTCATGCCGACACCAGCTCGAGGGCGGCGAGGTTGTCGGCCCCGGTGTCACGGAGGTGCTTGGCGACGGTGATGCATTCGTCCATCGTCTTGGTGATGCCTGCGACCTGCGCCCCGAGGAACACTGCACGGGCTTCCCATTGGGCTGCAGTGGCGTCACCCTTGTCGACGTACCCGTGATCCATGCCGCAGAACATGCGGTCGGCGAGGAACACGGTAACGCCGTCGATGTGACACACCCGACACGGAGCATCGATGGCTGGCGTAGCGACCATGGTGTCGGGTGTGTCGAACTGGTCGTCGTCATCAACGCCACGCTCACGGCTGCGGACGACATTGCGAGCCGAACGGCGACACTCGTCGCGAACGACTTGGTAGAACATCTTCCGCCACTTCTGCGGGACGCCGGCAGCGGCGAACACTGCTGCGGCGGTGACATCGGGGTCCGGATCTAAGTGATCGGCGATCAGTTCGGCAAGCGTTTTCATGGTGTCTCCCTTGGTTGTGTGATCGATCGTCATGCCGCTGCCCTTTGCGTGGCGAGGTCGATGACGACGGCACGTTCGTACAGGTAGGCGCCGGTCGCTCCAGGCATCTTCTGAACGGGGTCCAACATGCCCGTCTTCGTGAGGTGCTGCACGTTACGTGTGGACGTCTTGAGTATTTCGGCGGCTGCTGCCGCTCCGATCAGGTCGCTCATGGATTGCCACTATGACGCAATTACGCAACGCTGTCAAGGGGCGTGTTCGATATTTCTCGTGGGCTGAAAGAATCTCGCGAATCTGTTGACACTAGCTAACGATGTGTGTATGGTAATGGACATGACCTACACCGAACTCCACAACTTCCTAACCAACCGCCCGAGCGCTTCGGCCATGCGCCAGGCACTCCGGCAGGAGGGTGTCAACTACGGCTCCCTCACCAAGCCGGGCCTGGAGGGCCTCATCCTTGACCTCATGGCGGCACGGAAGTGACCGCCGGTCAGGCTCACACCCTGCACTTCACATTCGCCGATGCGGCCAGGGTCGCCGCCATCTCCTCCAAGGCGAGCGGCGAGCGGTGGGCGGTCACCGCCCGATGTGCCTTCACCTCTGGGTACGGGCGACCCACCTACGCCACTCGCCGCACCTACTCGGTGTACTTGTGAGCGGTTCCGCCGAGTACGCCCGCCGCTACCGTGACAAGGTGCGCGGCGGGCCACCACGCCAGCTCACGCCGTGCCCGTCGAGGGCTGCCGCTGCCCGCCATCGCCGCCACGGTGAGACGGTGTGCGACGGTTGCGCCGAAGCTGAGCGTGCCTACTTTCGGTCATGGCGGTCGTGAGTAGTTCGCGTGTGTGCTGTGTTACTCATGGCGGTCAGGCGAGGGTCATTGACCTTGTCGATGACCTGTTTGACCACAGGTGCGACAAGGCGCTACTGCGTGACATCTGGCCGGACGACTGGCCCGAAGTCTCGGGCAAACCATGCGCGTATGAACGTCGGTTGACGGCCTGAAAACGCCGAACAGCCCGCCCCTCGCCGAAGCAAGGAGCGGGCTGTGGGTCGCGCGGAGCACCAGGGGGACGGATGCTCGGGCGATGGGGTGGCCAACAATGCGTTGGCCGAGTGACGTATTATGCGGCGATCTCGCGTTCGATGAAGTGGTCGACGATGAACCCGAGCCACAGCCACAGCGCGAACCGTCCGAACCGGAAGCGGCCCGACATCTTCACGATGGCCGTGATCGTCGGGACCCTGTCTGTGGCAACGGCGACGATCTCGTACGTACAGCCGGCGACGATGACCCAACGGCCGAGTTTCATGGCTTGAGCGCCCATCGCACGACGCCGCCGCAACGGTTGCACGTCGACGTACGGTCGGGGCGTCCCCACGCCGACAGATGGCACGGCCAGGAACCGCCGCAGTCGCTGCACCGGGCAACACCGAGCGGCGAGCGATGGTAATGCGACTCGGCGTCGGGGTGCATCACTCGTCACCTCCGTAGGCATGGAACATGACGGCGTCGTGAGTCTCGCTGCTGACAACGAACGTCAGCTCCATGGTGGTGGCGTCGATGCGCCGCCATGCGTCGAGGCCGGCGAGCAGGTCGGCGAACACTTCAAGGGTGCGCCCGGCCTGGCGGACCACGTCGGGGTCGAGGAGCTCGGGGCAGTGCTTGGCGTTGGCTGCAAGTGCGGCGCCGTCAATCATCACAGCACCGCCAGATCTGTCCAGCCGCGTGCCGTGGTGGCGTCGGCGACGAAGGTGAGCATTCCCGACGGCGACGACTGGCCCGTCGATTCGGTCCACCATCCGCTACCGGGGTCCATTGCCGGGCATTGCATCCATGTCCGCCCGGTCGACTCGGAGAGTGCAAGGTGGTGGTAGTGGCCGGTGACGAGGATGCGGGCATCCGCCACGGGCTGATATCCCATGACCTGCCCAGTCCACCATTTGGCGAGCTTCGCCTCGGGGGTCGCACCAGAGCCAGCCTTGTGGCCGTGTGCGAAGCCGACAGGGACGCCTGCTATGTCGAGGCACATCGACAGCATGGACGGCAGGAACGACGACACACGGTCGCCGTAGCGGTCGGAGTTCGACGCCATCACCTCGGCAACCTGCTCGATGACGGCGAGGTCGTCGTTGTCGGTCGGGTCCGTGATGGCCTTGCCGTCCTCACGGTTCTCGCCGTGGTTGCCGGCGACACCGGTCAACACGATCCGGCAGTCGGTGCGATCGACGAGGAGATCGACGGCGCGCAGGACGAGGCGGCGTGCGATGCGCATCTGTTCGCGCCTGTTGAGGTCGGTCGTGAACGCCTGCGACGGGTAGTGCCCTCCACATTGTTCGACGAGGTCGCCCATGCCGACGAGGTAGACGGCGCCAACGGGGCGCTTCATGCGCTTCAACTCGGCGATGCGCGCAACCGTTGCGTCGATGCTGGCAATGATCCGATCGACGGTGCCCGCCGTGCCGTCACCTTCACCCTTGCCGAGCTGCCAATCCGAGAACGCCACGACGAGCGCACGGTCGACGACGTCGATCACTGGCGCCTTGCGAGGTTTGCGCTTCATGGCCTGACGACACAGCGCTTCGATGTCGGCTCGTCCGATACTGTTCGATACGTCGCGACGGCGTAGCCTTGCCTTGTAGCGCTTCAACCGTTGGCGTTGGTCGGTGCCCTTGATCGGCGAGTCCCAGCCGATGAGTTCGATGGACCCGTCGACGATCTCGAGCAGCGTGGCGTCGAGTCCCCAGTCGGCGATGAGTTCGGCCCAGATGGCTGCGGTCGGCTCGCCGGCAAGGGCGTCGGTGACGATCGTCCCCTCACCCTTTGCCGCCGAGTAGCGAACACCGGGCTCCCACCCCTTCGGGACGTCTACCGGTCGCTGTGGGCGTGCGGGTGGCGCTGCCTGGGCGAGGGCGTCAGCGAGGCCCACACGAGCACTCTCCGTTGATGTGACGACCGACGGTGGTGGCGCCGACAGTGACACCTTCGGCCTTCAACGCTCGCGCCAAATGCGAGTAGCCGATCCCCCTGCCGGGTCCGCAGTCGGCGAGGGTGTCGACGAGGTCGGTGTGATCCTTGCCGGTGAACGTGGCAAGCGCTGTGCCTACCCCGCACTTCGATCCTGGTTTCTTCGCTGCACTGGTGAGCGCGTCGGCGAATGACATGGCGGTGTCCCCTGTCGGTCGGTGTCCGGTTCAGTTGTCAAGGTGCGGGTGACCGCTTGGAATTATGCGCGAGTGGTCCTTTGGGTTAGGCGGCTGTGCCTGGGAGTGATGCGGGCCATGCGTCGTTCGTTTCGGTGGACTGCGATCACACTGCGCTACCCAGCAACGAGGTCGGCCATGCGGTCGTGGTCGCATACGAGGTCGCCATATTCAGGTCGGCCGACGTGTTCGCAGCGATGAGCGCCCCCGACGTGTTGAGGTATCCCTGCAACACTGTCGGCGCTGCCGATGATGTTGATGCAGCGGTATACAGAAAGACGTGCGTGGCGTCCGGCGACCAGTTGTCGGGGATCGACGTTCCAGCGACGAAGATCGGGTTCGTGGCCGAAGTCGAATCAAGCGCAGCAACACGCCAATAGACGACATAGCCGATGCGGCGCACATGCAGACGGGTCGCCGTCCACCCGTTGGCGAGCAGCGACGAAACGTCCCGCCACCCGGTATCGCCCATCTCGACCCCACCCACCTGCAATTGCCCTGTGGCTGCGGTGATCGCTGACACTTGTGCGGCGTGAGTGGCAGCGGTGGCGGCGGGGACAATGACGGCACCGCTGAACGTGCCCGTCGAGGCATCGATCGGCCCCATCGCGGCCTGTGAGTGGACGAGCACCTCACCATCGGCGGTGGCGTCCTCGGCCACCGTGTTCCCGGTGAACGTGGCGTCGTTGATCGGTGCGAACACCGTCCCGATCGCCGTCTTCAAATTCGCCCAGGTGATCTTCTTCGTGACCGAGGTGGCGGTGACATCGATGATCGGGATCTCATCGGCGTCAGCGATCGTCACGGCCGAACGGCCGGAAATAAACGCAGTGAACTTTGGCATGTCAGTCGCTTTCTTCTCGAACGATGAGCACCGGTCTCGTAGACCCCTGCCCAGGATAGGTGGTGATCGATGTCCCGGTGGTGGTCTGCCACTCCAAGGTGTACCGGCCCGCCACCAACGCCGCCGTGAACGTCGTGACCACGGCCCCGTTGGCATCCCCACTCAGCCCGGTGATGATCGTGGCCACCTCGGTGGTCGAGTCGACCTGATGGCACTCGATGGCATCCACAGCGGTCAGGTCGACCACGACCCCGTCGTCGTACAACGTGCAACCCAAAGCACGATTCACGTCGCCGGACACCCAATAGATCGCCATGTCAGTCCCCCGTCACAGTCACCGTTTGAGCATGGACGGTCGGATCGAAAGCGAACAACTCCGCCCCGTCGTCGTCGGTCAACGCCACCCCGTCATCATCCAACAGCACCGACTCGGTGCCGGCCGTTACCACAACCGTGCGGGCCATCAGATCACCGACGGCCCGGTCTCGACCTCGGGGAGGTCGGTGAGCACCGAGTTCAGCAGCGACAGCACACCAGCCAGAGCACCGGTCGACGCGACCAGCACCCAGTCGACACCGTCGATCACGGTGGTCGTACCGATCACGGCAATGGTGGTCTGGGCGACGGTGCGGGCTGCACGGATGGCAGCAGCGTGAAGCTTGATCATGTTGGGTCCTCCTGGTTGGCTTCGATGTGGTTGAGACGGATCTCGATGCGGCCGATGGCGTCGCGGGTGGTGGTGCCACCATTGAACCGCATCTCCGACTCGATGTAGCTCACGGACTGCTCGATACGTTTCGAAATCTTGTAGCCCCAATGGACAGACTTGCCGATCGTGCCGAGCGCCACGAGGACGGCGGAGGTGAAGATCGGGTAGTCGTAGATCGCCGCGATGATCACGCCCGCTGCGCTGTCCATGCGGCACCGCGAGCGGTATTCACCCACGGCGAGGGGCAGGCGGTGGTGGTTGCTGCTGACCGGATGAGCCCGTCGAGCTGGTTGTCGTCGACGGTCACACGTTGCACGTTGGCGAATCGGATCACCTGATCGGCGTGGCCGTTCACGACGTGAGCCAGATGGCTGCCGGTGTACGTCAACGCCGTCCATTCCGGTGTGCCTGGCTTGTAGTCGATGGCGATCATGTCAACCTCGTCAGTCGTTGTGGGGATTGTGGGGATCGTTGGGGGGGTCGCCGTCTGGCCGATGACGCCGCTACGTACCTGCCCCGTCAGACCGACGCCAGCGCACGACGTGTAATCAACATCGCCGTGAACGATGACAGCCCAGTCGGGGTGCGTGGCGATGATCTCGTTGATCGACTCGATGGCGGCCGGTGACGCTTCGTCGTCGTTCGCGACCATCACGAAGATGGACCGGGACACGTCGTTGAAGTTGCCGGCCACCTTGCGACCAGGGTTCGACGCCGGGTTGAAATCGTCGCCACGGATCTGCCACTTCGAGCCGTCCTGAGCGACACCCCACGAGTACCCGATCGAGTAGCCGCGACTGCGGACATAGTCGGCCTGGATGTTGCGGAGGTACCCGGCCACGGCTGTGCCGATTGGTGCCGAGCCGCCGCCAGGGTAATGGATCACCCACGTGTGAGCGGTACCCCTGGGGACGGGTCCGGTGATGCGGTTCGATGGGTCTTCCCACTCCGTGCGGGCGTGGACGGTGGTGACGCCGGAGATGGTGGTCATGCCGTCACCGAGAACGAGAAGACATACGAGACCAGTGCAGCGTTGGTTGCCAGGATGGTGACGACACCGTCCGACCCAATTTCGAGGGCGCACGCTATGAGGAATGTCCCAGCACCGTTACCCGGCCCCGCCACCGTGGCGGGCGGTCGGAACCCGACGGGGAGCGTGAACCCGGCTGCGTCGAGAGTGCCACCCTTGATGTTGCCTCGGAGCTGCACCATGTCGCCCACCTTGCGGTACTCGGCCTCCTGAAACCCGCTCCCGTAGTTCACCCACGAGTTCGAGAACGAGACCGCCGTCCACGCGGTCGCCATCGACCCCAGGATCAACCGGTCGGCACCCGTCGCCAACACGGCGCAATAATCGCCGGACACGACCGGTTCCAACGCTGGGAGTTCGACCGCCACTGTGGACCCGGCCACCAGCACCGTGTTGTTCGCTGTCGCCACCCCGTACAGAATCCGCAACGTCGGCGGACGATCAGCAATCAACTCCTGAACGAGCGACGGGTTCATGCTGCCACCTGCTGCGTACGCGACGTACCTGACATGCCGGAGTCGGCGCCCAGACCGATGGTCAACGTGTCGATGATGTGAAGATCGTCGAGACCGAGGGCTGTGCGGGTGATCTGGACCACGTCGGAACACTCCAATCGAGGATCTGGCAGGACACCGAAGTCGACCGAGCTGGCCACACCGATGTTTGCCGTGAGGATCGACGCAGCAGCCGAAGCCGCTTGCGCGTCTGACGCCAGGAACTCCGAAGCAAAGAACCGGGGCTTCTTGCCGAACGGCCCGAAGTAGTAGGTGGGGGACGCCGGGTTGTCGTCGGTGACAACACCTCGGAACACGTCACCGGTCGACGAGTTCGCCGATGTGGCGATGACCCTGTTGTACGCACCGACCCGATCAAGCGCAACGGAGGCGGCGGTCATGTTGACCCCTTCGGCAATCGAAGCAACCGGGGTAGCGGTGAACGTCGGCTCTGGGCGCATCGTCAGTCGGCCCAGACCATCGAACAGCAACTCGTTGCCGAGCGACTTCGTCATCTCCTGCGCCTTCTCCCAACGGTCCTCCTGTGCGGCGAACGTGAGCAGCGGGGTGGTGAACGTCGTTGACGGGAACAGGTAGGTGAGACCGGACACGCCCGCTTCGATCATCGACTGGATGGCGGTCACGTAGTTGGTGCCGGCAGCGATCTGGTAGTCATCCTCGAACCGTGCGTCGGACACCAGGCGGGAGCGGTCCTCGGCGGTAATCGATGACACCAACGTGACGCCGTCGACCGCTGACTGTTGGATCGGGAACACCCCGAGCGGGATCAACTCGTCGGTCAGTACCGGCGACGGGTGATAGCCGGGCAGGTACACACCACGCCACACGCCCAGCTCGTAACCGAACGGGGTCAGGATGTCATCAGCAGCCACCGGCAGGCGCAACGGGTCAGCAACGGTCAACGAGAGGCGTGCCAGGCGTGCAGCGTTGCGGTCGTAGGTGACCTGACCGGACGTGACAGCGATGCCCTGGAAGATCACCTCACGGTTGAACAGCACGTCGACACGCGTCGCCACCTGGTGTGACCCGGCGATCACCTGAGCGAACGCCGCGGTCGATGACCTCACGGCGCGCTTGCCAACGGGTCGCGTGGTGCGTCGATCTCGACGTACGGCACCGTCCACAACTGGTAGACGTGACCGTTGATCACCGTCGGCGTGAACGACACACCGGTGATCGAGATGTACCTGCCAACGGTGCCGCCTTCGCAGACGGTCGGATGGTAGAGCAACACCAGGTCGCGCAGCAGTGCGAGCAGCGTGATGTCGGACGGCTCGGTGCGGATCATCAGCGTCGACCCGGGCGAAGACATCACATCGGAGATGACGACGCGCTCCGCTGATCCGATGATGTCGAACACGCCGGCACGCACCGGAAGCGCCGTAGCGACGAACGGGGTGTCGATGTCGACGATCAGGTTCCTCGACGGGTTCGACGGCGACTTCAACCATGCCGAGGTTGATGTCCACGAGTCAGGGTCGGGTGTCGACTCCACCCATTCCCCGGTGATCGGCAGCGTGGACAAGATGCGGGTGGCCCGTGCCCGGTACACCACGGTCTGGGCGTTCGCCACTTCGTAGTCGACGACCTCGAAACTGTCGCCGGTCGCTGCGACGTAGGTGGCGCTACGCACGTCCGACCAGACGGTGCCACCGTCGGTGGATCGCTGAACCTCGATGAACTCCCACGCCGTGTCGGGCGTGGTGTCCCTGGCAGCGGTGATGGTGATGCTGGCGGTGGCGTCCGACTCGACCGTGGTCAAGGTTTCCACGATGGCGGTGGTGACTGTGACGGTGAACTCGTCGTAGGCGTATGCGCCCCAATGGGCCACACCGTTGACGGTCTGGGCAACCCTGACATACGCCCGGTAGGTGGTGCCGGTCGCCAACGCCCCGGTCGTCGCCGTCGTCGACCCGCTGAGTGTGTCACCGGAATCCCAGGTGGCGTCAGATGTGCTCGCATCGAACCCGCCGGCTCCATACTGGGCGGCGGTGAACACCCGCACCTGATATCGGGTCTGCGTCCCACCATCAGCGTCCAGCGTGTTCACCCATGTGATCGGCACAAGGTTCGACGCCGTGTAAGGGTCGGGGGTGACGGCGGTAACCGTCGTGACCGGGATGGGCACGTGGATGATGTCGACGTAGGCCTCGGAGACCTGCATGTCGGAAATCGCTGCCCCGGCCCAGACTTGTAGACTGTCGATCTCCGCTTGGGTCAATGAGACGGCGACGGGGGACCCACTGAACTCGGCGAAAGAACTGCCGGATACGGCGTCGTACAGGAACACAAGTAAGCTACTGAACGGGGTGCGCCTCACTTCGAGTGTCACGAAACCAAAGGAGCCGGAGGTGCGGGCGCGTGCCCTGACCGCGACCGACTTCGTAACGGCGCCTGCCGGAAGAGTGAATGTCCCTAAATCGAACTTGGGGAATGTGGATGGGGAACAAGTGAGGTACGAGGCGTCACTGTCGTCGTTCAACGCCAGGTGTCGTGTTGCTGCCCCGGTGACCGAGGACCCGCCGTTGTCGATCGTGCCGTCAGGTCGCAGTGTCGTCGTCGTCATCGCATGCCTGCTCTCAGTTGGGCCACCTGTGCGGCCTCGTGTTCGGCAATCATCGCCGTGAACGGGCGACCCTCGATGATCAACGTGATCGGACCGGCCCCCGAACTCATGCCAGTGTTCTGCGACGCCGGGATCACCCGTTCGCCGGCTTCGAGGATGGCGAGCATCTCGGACCCTCGCCGTCCGGGCACCCGGTCAATGCCCTCATGGAAGCGCTGGATGTCCGGGGTGCCGAACGAGTTCCCGCCGATCGTCTGACCGAACGCCGAAATACTCGGGAGCGTGAACTCCAGACCGTTCCACTTGTCGATAATCCAGTTCAGCGCCGAGCGGAACGCATCCTTGAACCCGTCGAACAGGCCCGACGCAGCCGACGAGATGCGACCCGGCAGACCTGTGACGAACCCGACAACATCATCAATGCGGTTCGACACCCAATCCTTCGCAGTCGTCATCGACGTGCGGATCTGGTCGAACATCGAATATGCCGCACCGAAGATGCGACCGGCGACACCGGTCACGAAACCGACGATGTCGCCGACAGCGGTGCCGACCGTGGTGGCGACAGTCGAGATCGTCGACCCGATCACCTGGAGCACAGGGATCACCTTGTCGTTGATGAAGTTCCACATACCTGTGAGCGCCGGGATCACCACGTTCATCACGACGTCTCTGAGGAACCCGAAGTAGGTGATGACGGCGGTGATGTACGTCTCGACCAGCACCTTCAAAATCGGGAGCACCTTGTCCTGGAAGAAACTCCACATCGACTGGAGCGCCGGAATCACCACGTTCATCACAACATCCTTGAGGAACCCGAAGTAGGTGATGACGGCCTTGATGTACGTCTCGACCAGCACCTTCAAAATCGGGAGCACCTTGTCCTGAATGAACTTCCAGACCACAGTGAACGCGTCGGCGACGGCGGCGAGGATCGGCGGCACGTTGGTCTTCATCCAGCCGAACACATCCTGCAAGATCGGCCACAACGTGTCAGTCAGGAACCGGCCGGTTGCATCGATCGCTTCACGGAACCACTCGACATTCTGGTACGCCCAACCAATCGCACCGGCAGCAGCAGCCACAGCGACACCGACAGCGATGAATGGTGCAGCAGCCGCCAACGTCGCCACCGCGGCCGCAGCAGCCGACACACCCCACGCCACGAACCCGGCCGTGATCGCCACCAGGACACCGACGAGAGCGTTGCGGTTGTCGTTGAAGAAGTTGTAGATCCCCTTCGCGCCGTCGACGATGCGATCGAACGCTGCCGTCACCTTCGGCACGACGTTCGCGACGAGCCAATCGAACACATCGCCGATCGCCTTGCGGATCTTCGGCCAGTTTTTCTCGAACAGATCCCGGACCTTGGCGACGACGGGCGGCAGCTTGTCCCGGAACCATCCGATGAGCTGCTCGACCTTCGGGCCAAGGGTGTCCATCGCGTCACCGACGCCGTTGAATACCTTCATCGCCAACGGTTGCAGCCCGACGAGGACCCTGTTCTTGAACAGCAGCCACTTCTCGGAGAACGAGGCGGTTTCGGCAGCAGCACCGTTGATCGTGTCCTCACCGTTCTGGATGGCGGCGAGCATGTCATCGATGGCGAACTTGCCGCCGGCGATCGCGTCGGCCATGTCCGGCCCGGCGCGTTGGCCGAACAACTCGATCGCCAACCCGGTCGCCTCAGTGCCCGGACCCATAGCGGTGATCTCGTCAACGATCCGGGAGAACGTCTCAGGGACGTCCTCGCCAGCCTTGGCGAGCTTGCCGACACCGGCCTTGAGTCCGGCGATCACGGTGTCTGTGTTCACACCGGTCTTATTGAACTGGGCGAGCAACGCAGCCGACTCGTCGAGGTTGAACCCCAAGTTTCGCAGCGGAGCGCCGGCTGTAACGATCGACTGCGACAGCTCATCGATGCCGATGCCGGACGCCTGAGACGCCCGATACAGCTTGTCGAGCGTCGCAGCCTGATCATCGACCGACACCCCCCAGTCACCGAACGTGCGGGTCAGGTTGTCGACGTTCGATGCGACGTCGGTGCCGGTGATGCGAGACAGGTTGATGAACTGGCCGGCGAGATCCTCGAGCGGCTTGCCGGTCAACCCCAGACGGGTATTCAGGTCCGCGATGGCCGATCCGGCATCCTCGAACGATGCGGGCACCGTCGATAGGACGTTATTGAACGAGTCCTGCAACCCGAGCAGAGCGTCACCGGTCGCGCCGGTGCCGACACGGATCTTGTCGAACTGCTCATCGAACGAGCTGCCCAACTTGAACAGGCCCACAGCGGCGCCGACAGCAGCGGCACCCACGGCGGCGGCGGCTGCGAGCCCGAGCTTCCCGATCTTGCCGGACCACGCGCCAACCTGCGATTCGGAAGCCTTCAGCGCCTTCGAGAGATCACGGTTGTCACCGAGGATCTTGACGTCTATCGTCGACTTCGATGCCATGACGTCCCCCTCTCAGCTACCTGCTCTTGTTGCGGCGGGACTGCACCCGCTCGAACGCTTCACTGAGCGCCGACACCTCAACGGTGGTCAGCGTCCAGTAGGTCTCCCATGGCACACCGGTTACCAGGCACACCTCCCACGCTTCTACGAGGATGGCACGCTCGGCGTCGGCACGGTCGGCACGGTCGGCACGGTCGGCGCGGGCAAAGGGTCTGCGTCGCCCGCTACCTCCTGCTCGGCGTCATCCGACAACGACAGCACCCATTCACCGGTGTCGGCCTTGGCGAGGATCTGCGCCTCGGTGGCGGTCGGCTCCCTGCGCTTCACCGCGCAGAACAGCAGCGCGAACCGTTCGTTCGGGCCGACGGCGCGAGTGAACACGCGGGCGATCGCCATCTTCTCGTCCTGTGTCGGTTCGTCCGGGTCAACCGGGCGCGGCATATCGGCGAGGTCAACCTCGACGGCATCCCAGTTCACACCGAATTTCGACGCCATCATGCGTCGTTCGGTCATCGTGATCGAGTTGAATGGGAGCGCGAACGCGCGTGGTGTTTCGGTGGTCATGTGTTCCCCTTGGTTTGTTGCACGATCTCAATCGAGGTCGTACTTCTTGATGAGTTCGCCGACACGCTTTTCGTACACGTCGATCACCTCTCCACGCCTATCGTCGAGGGCGTCGTACAGAAACGGCTGCGGGGCGATGTTGCGCTCCGGCCAGCCGAAGTGGATCGGACCGGCGTACGGGACGCTGGCACGCCCTGAGCGGACGACACCCTGGCGGGCCTGACCCGTTGAACGGGTCGACCCGGCCAGAGCACCAGAACGACGGGGCACCAACTGCACAGCACGCTGCTCGACGACCTTCGCCGACTCGGCGTGCGCCGCCTTGAGATCAGCACTGCCGTCGTCGAACTGACGTAGCGCCTTGCGGAGCTCGTCAGCACCGTTGACCGTGAGCGACGGCTTCGTCACGTGACGGCGGTGACCGGCTCCGCTTCGGTCATCACCGAGATGTCGATGACCATCCGATCACCGCGAGTGGTCGACGGCATGAACGGGATCGACGGCATCCGAATCGAGAACGTCGCTGACGGGTTCGTAGCGGCCACGGTGGCGTCTTCGGGCTTCAACACGACCGCGACGATCGTGTCGGCGAGTGCCGACAGCACGTTCCACGACTCAGCAGCGCCGTAGCCCAGCTCGATCTGTGCGGCGAACGTCCACTCCTGCTCACAGAAGTTGATGTAATCGCCCGGCTCCAAAGAGACCGAACGCGCCTTGCACTTGTACTCGACGCTGTTGATGAGGATGGACGGGGCATAGAGACGCTTGGCCATTTCAGGCCTCCTTCGGGGTTGATGTGGTTTGCGCCTCTGCCGGGGTGGCGTCAGCAGTCGAGCCCTTGCGGGCGCGAGCGGTGTCCGTCGTCACGAACCGATCACCGAAACGGAGAACGGCATCGAGCACGATCGGGTCGGTGACCTCGTCGCCGACAACGAAGCTGCGACGGGCGCATCGGAAGTCAGCAACGGCGATGTACTTGGGGCGGACGGTCATGATTCCTCCTGGGTGAAACGTGAGAACTGGATGCGGCACGCGAAGAACGTCGCGACCGGGTTGCCTTGCGAGAACAGAAACGGCGGATCGACCTCGACGGCACGCACCACCTCGTCGCCGATGGTGACGCCGGGGTGACCCATCAGGGCGGTGGATTGCACATCGAGCCAGCGGCCAGCCTCGATCGGGTCCGTCGAGCCGGCGACCAGGTAGGAGTCGAGACCGATCGAGATGCCACAGAACGACTCGTCGAGCTGCTTCCACGGATCGGCAGGTTCAACGAACGCCATGCGGCCTTCGAGCCGGGTCGGGCGGAACGGCACCGCCTGAGCAACATCACACACGTCGGCGATGGCGTCGGCAATCAACTCGGCCGGCGTCATTGCGCTGCGATCTGGGCGGCGGTCAACGCAGCGAACGGCGGCGCCACGTGCTTGCGCATCAGGATCTTGTAGTCGGGGTCCTCGTTGCTCACCCTGACGGCGAACTCGGCGAACCCGATCACACCAGACGGGGAGTCAGCTCGAGTGAGGAGGCGGTGAGCGAGGATGAACACGGCGAGCCGCACCCGGTGCGGGACCACGGCGGCGTCGACGGGCATGAAGTCTGCCCACACCTCGTCCTGCACCACCCCGAGGGCGGCTTCGAACGCGAACGGCACCCGGTTGTAGGACGTCGTCGTCGAGATCGACTGCCCGGACAGCCACCGTTCCATCTCGGTTGAAGTCGGCCATCCTGCCATCGTCTACCTCAGCTCTTGCGTATGGTGCGCTTGACGGACTTGTCAGCCTCGGGCTCGGCGATTGCCTTATCCTCGACCTTGTCGGCCTGCTTACGCTTCGGCGCCGAGTAGCCGTCAGGGATCTCGTCGGCCTCACCGCACAGCAACGTCGCCGCGGACGGATCGCCGTCCTCGACAACGTTGCCAGCAACATCAAGCCAGAGGCGACGACCGGTCATGACTGGTAGTAGTCCACGATCACTTCGGTGCCGTTGCTGGCACTGTTGAGATCGACCGTGTTCGACGACAGCGCCGAAGCGGACACGGCCACAGTTGGGGCGGTGCCTTCCTTGGCGCCTGCCCGGTATGCGGCGATCACCGTGTTGCGTGCCAGGTGCGCGCCGAGTCCGAGCTTGTCGGACGTACCGATCGACGTTGTAGCACCGGTGCCGTCATGCGGTGGGATGACCACCGACGTTACGGTCTTGAACGCCTTGGACCCGGTCACACTGCCGGCGGTGTTGACGGTGAACACCGGCAGCACTTCGGAGATCGCTGCGCCGCCAGCGTCGGTGCCATTGACCGTGACCGAGATCGCTTTGATGTCGGCGGCGGTGCCGCCAGCGGTTGCCGTGAGAGCCCTCGTTACTGCTGGGCTCGTGATGCCGGTGGTGACGGTCACCTCGACAGCAGTGTCTGTGACTGCTGCGAGCACCGCGGCGACCGCGGGGGCGGCTGGGCTGCCGAGTGTCTGGGAGATGATGCGTGTCCCGGTGCCGTCGTTGACGGCAGCCGATGGTTCGATGATTGCCATGATGTGACTCCTTACGAGGGGGTGAAGTGATCGGGTGAACGCGACGAGGGGGCAACGGGTTGCTGCCCCCTCGTCAACTCGCTCAGATGCCGGTGACCGTCGCGAACGCTGCCGGACGGGTGAACACCAGGGCTGCGCGCATGTCGGCGCGCACGGCCTGCTTGCCCTCGGTGAAGAACGTCGAGTGAGCGTTCGTCACCTGCACCTCGACACCACGCCGGACGGCGAGTAGCGAGTAGTTGGTGAAGTCGCCGACCACGGCGGTGTTCTCCGTCTGAGCGTCGGACTCGATCGGGCGTAGACCCCAGATCGATGAAGGCCCAGGCTCGTTCGGGTTGCCGAGGATGTAGATGCCGTCGGCGGTACGAGTCAGGCGCAAGTCCTGCCAGTCGTTCGGGTGGAAGATGACTGCACCAGGCATGGCCCGACCGGTCACCTTCACCTTGGTTGCACCCTTAAGGATGGCATCGAACACCGGATCGCCGCCCTTTGCCTGGGTCTGGATGCCGACGACGTTGTTGATGCCACGCAAGTTGGGGGCCGTGCCGTTGCCGGTCAAAATCTGCGCGTCGAGACGCTGGCGCAGCATGAACGGAAGACGACGATCGAGGTACGCCTGTGCGGCGGGCTCGTCTTCGAGCTGCTCGTCGGTCACAGGCACCCACACGCCGATCTTACGGACAGTGGAGGTCTGCTCGGTCAGAGCGAACGCAGCCTCGCCGTAGGTGCCGCCCTCGGCGACCTCTGCGGCGTTGTTCGTGAACGTGGTCTCTGCCATGTACACGTACGCCGACTGTGAGGTCGGGTCCACCGGGATGATGTCGGTCACCTGCACCGGGCGGGTGGCGATGTCAACGAGAAGACCGGAACGGGTCGTCTCGGGCGCCCAGCCGGCCGTGGTCGTCATCAGTGTCTTGAACTCGATGTCGAGTTCGCTCGACGATCCCTTGTCGGTGTACGCAGCCGACTTCACGAACTGCTCGCCGAAGGTGCCCTTCACTGCCGGAGCGGTGGCGGGTGCGTCGTCTTCGGGGATGTCGCGCGACATGTCGTAGGAGCGCTTGATCATCGCCAGGTCGGTCTGCTTCACGCCGAGCTCGGTGAGGTCTGCGTTCAGTTCGCGGACCTTTCCAACGACGTCGTCGACCGACTTGAAGCCGTCGACCTTCGAAAAATCGATGCTCTCGCCAGCCTGGGCAAAGATGTCGGCGAGCTGCTTGCGACGCTCGACGATCTTGCCTTCGACTTCTTTGAGTTCTGGGAATGTGGTCATGATGTGACTCCTTGTGAGATGGCGACGAACCGCAGGTATTCCCGTGCGGCTTCGTCTGTGTCGGCCGCAGGGGGCGGGTTATCCGACTCGGGGGTATTCGGTTCGATCAACGACTTCAACGACTCGCAACGCAACCCGAGGTCACGCAGCAGGTCCGCCGAAGCGGTACTGATCGTCTTGCCTTTCTCTGTGCGGAGAGCCACGACTTCCGCTGCCCTGACGGCGAGCCCGTCAACGGAGGCCAAGACCTGCGCTGCGTGCTCGGAGAACGTGCCCTTGCGGGCGTATGCGACGGTGCGGACCACTTCGGTCTGCTCGTCGGCGAACGTGACGGTGCCAGCGTCGGCGGTGTACTCGACCTGCACCAGATCGGATGACTCATCGGTCTCGATCGACACGATGGCGTACCCCTCTGTCGGGTCAAAATCTTCGACGTACACGTAGGTGGCGTCATCACCCCAACGGGCGAGCGCTGCGGCGCGCAACTCGTCGCGGGTGATCGATGCGAGCGCCTTCGTGGACAGCGTCGTGGTGTCGATCCCAGCACCCATCAGAACCGGGGAAACTTCCTTCACCCGGACCTTCTCGATCACACGGACCTTGCGGCCGTCGACGGTGTCCTTGCGTGACACGACGTCGGCGAGCGAATACGACCACTCCTGCAAATCCGACTCCGACAGTTCCTTCACGGTCTCCCACGTGTCGCGCCCGTGCGTCGTGTTCAGGAAGAACCGACCCCGCATGACGGCGGTGTCGCCCTCCTCGTGGATCGTGCCCTTGCCGACGGGGAGCAGACCCTCCCACGACTTGTGGCCGTACGCGGAGATCACCACGGGCGCACCCTCGGTGAACGCGCCCTTCACCGTGACGTCGCCGTCGAGATCGACAACGTCGAAACGGGAGAACACCGCCTCGATCTCACCGAGGTCAGCGTTCTTGATCGTGATGTCCGAGAGGGACTTGCGCATGGTGGGCCCTCCTTCGGGCGTCAGGATGAAGCGGGCACGTTTGTGCCGGGCTCTTGGAGTTGCACGCTGTAGAGGCCACCGTGCTGGCCGGTGAGGCGAGACAGGTCGTCGGCCTCGACGGCGTCAATAACTGCGTCGGGCGAGAAACCGGCGTCGACGAGTGCCCGGATGGTGGCCGCTGCCATCTGGAGGATCTCGGCGGCGTCCTTGCGGTCCTCTTTGAGGAACTCGACGTCGCGTGCGTCGTACCAAAGGCGGGCCCCGGACGGGACGTCGATGATCGTGGCCAGCGAACCGGCAACAGAACGCCACAGCGGGCGGATCGTCATGTCACCGAACTGGCGTTTCGCAGCACCATAGTTGCCGGCATTCAACGAAGAGCCCTGCATCCCCTCGGACAGACGGGCAATAATCGAACCGACACCGGCAGCGGCAGCAATGCGTGTCTCGCCTGCACCCTGAACAGCCTTGAAGTCGATCGACTTGAGGTCGGCGCCGAGCACAGATGCGTCGGCGCCGCCACCGAGGTGCAACGTTTGGTACGCCTTCGACGAACCCTTGTACGACTCATCGAACAGCGCCTTGTACTTCGGCAGGTCGGCAGTGCTCACCGACGCGTCGTACTTGATGACAACGTTGAGTGCTGTCCCGTTCTCGAAGTAGGACAGCTTGTGGCGTGTCGCGTGCGTGTCTGACTGGATGTCACGAACGATCGGGGTGAGCCACGACATGCCACGCCACTGGGCGAGCGGGTCAGGGATCGGGGCGTAGTGAACGACACGGGCCGGGCTGAGCAGCGTCGGCTCCATGCGCTTACCGTTGACGATGGCGGTCGGATGATAGATGTACCCGAGGATCTCGGCGTCGATGTCGTGCGCCGATGCCGACGGGTCACCACGGACACCGGAGAGGACCCTCACCCAGTCCGGACGCAACCGGCGGATACGCCCATCGATGACCGTCAGGAACGAGTTACCGGCAAGCGACGCATCCTGCTCCATGCGTGACAACAGGTCGCCGGTCGTAGCGTTCGCCCACGGGTTCTCGAGGATGCTGAGCGACTCGTTGCCGAACAGGCGCCCTGGGCGACCCGACACGAGCTGCTGGAACTGGAAGCGCACCTCGGAGAACGGCAACATGCGCGCACCAATGCACGCCGCCACGATCCCGTTCGCCTTGTACAGGCCCGTGACATACGAATCGAAGTTGTTCTCAACCAGCTCTTCGCCGGCTGCGACACCGCTGAACGGTCGCCACACCACATCGGTGTATTCGTTGGCGAACGCGTTGATATCGAACGCCTTGCGCTGTGCCTGCACCCGGTCGAGCAGCGACGCCATCAGGACGGGTCACTGTCTGGTGCTGGCTGGACGTCGACACGCGCACGCACGTCGGCAACACCGAGCTTCACGGCGCCAGCAGCGACAACGGCCACGACGACAACGGCGCCGATCAGTAGACCGATGACGTAGAACGGTGCGGCCAGGATCGTCAGGATGATGCGACCGACACGGAGGTCTGTGGCCTGCTCGACGGAGCGTTGAACGAATGTCGACACGTGTGCCCCTCTCAGGAGAATGCGAACCACGGCTCGGATGAGACAGGCGCCGAACTCAGCCGGCCGAGCGCCATGGTGATCGTGGTCAGGGGCGAAATGTCGCCGGAAGCGGAACGCCTGGACCACATCTGGCCACCGTCGCCCCACGGCTTCACGGCCGCCAGCTCCAGCGCTTTGCGGATCTTCAGGTCACCACGATGACGCAGCATCGGCGCATCGCCCTTCGTGGCATCGAGCAGCGCCCGGAACGCCTGCGCCTGCTCATGTGGTGGCATCAGGTACACGGTCAGCCCTGCGCGCTCGAGGTCGGGCGCCAGAGCCTCACCGGGCGAACCCTTCGGCAGCACCACCTCGGACACGCCGATCGTCTTGCACGCATCGACCAGGCCGGTCACGAATGTGGATCTGTCAGTATTCGCCACCAACGTGCCCACATGATGCTTGCCGGACGGTGTCTCGCCAGCGACGCCAGCCTCGTACCACAGGTCACCGAAGTCGGCGGCGATACGGGCGGATGACGGCACGAACGTCGACGTCGCCCGCTCCAACGAATCCCACACGGTGAGCGGGATGGGTCCGTCTGTGCGGGCTTCAGTTTCGTCCCGGTTCCAGTTGAAGAAGAACCTGCACGACTCATCCCAGTCGGAATCGGGGTCACGGATGTCGGAGACAATGCGATCGATGTCTGCCCACCACGAATCGCCGTACGCAACTTTCAGCGCTCGGCGTAGATGGTCGTCGGTTGATTCGAGGCCGATACCGACACCGTCGATCTCTGTGGGTGCCTCAACTTCGTCGGCGAACACGCCAGCGGCGCCCATCTGGACGGCCTTGAACGAATCCTCGGCCACGCTCTTAGAACCACGCACGAACGAGTTGGTCGTTTCGTAGGACCGGCCGTTCATCTTGGCCACGTTGCGGCGCATCGTTGCCGCCAGCTTCACGCCGCCGTTACGGGGTGTCCATAGGTGTGTCTCGTCGAGGCACGCATACGTGATCGGTTGGCCTTCGCGAGATCCGGCCGAAGCGGTCACGGGTTCCAACTTGGCGCCCGGACGATTCCGTAGAAAGCACCGAGTAAGACCGGCGTCGATTCCCAGAGCGTCAGCAGCGGAGCCATCATTCTCGGTGAGCAGGTAGTACACGACGGACCACGTGTTGTCTGTCTGGTCCTCGGATACTGCACCGACCTGCACCCACGGCTGTGGGTCACCAGGCCCACCCCACGGCCGGCCCACGGGCTCGCCGTTGGCGTCCCACCCGTCGAAGCGGACAGGGCCGGACAATTCAGCGATGACCTTTGCGGCCTCGACCGGGGACTTGCCCCAACCCTTCGAACGGCGAGAGTACCCACGGCGATGCGCGAATCGCTCGCGCTGTGGATCGATCGTGAACCACTCGACCAACTGCAACGCCTGCTCGTCGGTGAACCGCAACGACTGCGACGGGTCGCGCGGTGACGGCAACTGCTCGAACCAATCGAGGAGCTGCCACCCGAGCGACGGGAGCTCGCCATCTGATTCCGGGCCACGCCACGGCATCAGGCTGTCTTCAGGTGGCCGTACGTCTTGCCCTTCGGGGCGGAAGCCTCGGCCGGTCCAGCCGGTGCCCTCCATCGGCGATCCTGCTGACCCTTCGGCGTGATGCCGTAGGTGTCCATCTGGAGTCGCAGCTCGCCGGCGCGCTGGAACTCGCCGCGCTCGACCTGGTCGTACAGGCGCACCAGTTGCCGAAGTCCCGGCAGATCGGCCGGCGTCCAGAACGCAGCGAACCAAGCACCCATCCACGTCGACCACGCCGCGGCCGACTCGGTCATCAGACCGTCAGGTGCCGGCGGTGCATCTCCGTGCTGCCAGCCCTCGCCATCAGCGGTGCGAACCTCGCCACGAGTGGGCACGTCGCACTGGTTCTGGCGGTTCTCCTTCGGAGCTCGTCCTCGTCCTGCCATGATGTCACCTCTCGATCTGGGGGTTCATTGGATCGCCAGATTCCTAGACAATTCGAGAGAAGAGG